AGCAGATGCACGACTTCATCGAACGAATCTTTGACCGGCTGAGCGAGGCCGGCGTGGACGATGCCGAAACCACCGAGAAATACCGAGACTGGAGGCGTGCTGATGGATTGCATTAAGTGCAACAGCAGCCAGGTGCGCGTCATCGACACCCGCGCCAAGGGGACCCGGCGGATATACCGCCGCCGCGTCTGCATGATGTGCGGCTGCCGCTGGACGACGGTGGAGCTGCCTGTTGGTGATGTGCGCCAGGCGGTGGACGCCGTCAACGGACTGGAGGAGCGCCGTGGCAAAAAGCATACTGCAAAGCGATAAAGAGTGCTACCTGTGCCGCAAACGCTACAATCTGCGCACCACGCGCGGCCTGGAGGAGCATCACATCCTGTTTGGACGCGGGCGGCGCGAACTGTCCGAACAGTACGGCCTCAAGGTCTGGCTGTGCCACAACCATCACAATGAGCCGCACCTGGGCGTCCATTTTGACCCCGCCGCCCGGCGGGAGTTGGAACAGGCGGCACAATTTGCTTTTGATGATCTCCACGGCCCCGGCAGCTTCGCCGAGGTGTTTGGGGAAGAAATTTAGTTTTTAGGAGGATGCAAACGATGAATGTATGGTATAAGCCCAGGCTGCAAAGCGTCGATAACATTATTAAGACGCAAGTTCTGGGCGGAGAAGTAAGCCCCAAACAGATTGATGCCGTCCATGAAGAGGCGCTGGATGTCGTCCTCGCGGCGCTGAACGGTGAGGCGGGACTATCTGGCCCGGATATCCCTTTTTTGTGCGCGGCTCTGCATTTCTGGCGCGATGAACTGATCGAGAGGATGCGCAGAGAACACCCTGACTACCTTGAGGCCGAGAAGGCCGCTTATATCATGATGAAGCGGCATTATCAGGGCGAGGGCGTAAAAGCTGGAGGTGATGAGTAATGCCCCAGATCGTAAACAAAAAGAGTGTGCTGGAGATGGCGATGGGTGCCATTGCCGAGATCACAGACTATGAGGTTGAGCGGGTCGTGGCGAACATCATGGACCCCAACACTGCGGCAACCGCCAAGCGCAAGATCACCATCACGCTGACCTTTGCACCGGATGACTACCGCCAGCAGATCGGCATGGATGCGCAGGCAAAGACCACCCTCGCGCCGATCCAGCCGGTGCGCACGTCCCTGTGCATTACCAAGGCGCGGGACGGCTCCCTGCTGCTGGCCGAGATGACGCCGCAGGTCCCCGGACAGGTGGACATGGACGGCGATGAAGCCCCCGTACCGGCTATGGCCCGCGTAGGCCGTGCCGGGTATTAACAGACAGAAAGGACAAGACAATGGAAAACAGCTTTTTGAAAGACGCTATTGACCGCATTGTGGAGCTGGCGACCCCCTTCACCCTGGAAACGCGCAGCGGGCATCAGTTCTGCTCCACCTACCTGCGCGAGGTCAAGCCGGAGGTTGAACTCCCGGCACGGTACTCGGTGGACACGCTGGAGGCGCTTGTCAAGCTGATCCGCACCGAGGGCGTCGCCCAGGCACCGCTGCTGTATGTGCGTGTGGACAGCGCCCGGCGGGTCATGGTGGATACTACATACACGCATAAAGAATACGCAGAGTTCAGCCGCCTGCCGCTGTATGAGGCTGTGAGCGATGTGCCGAGCATTTCCGTCAACGAGAGCATCAGTCAGGAGAGGGCCATTGTGGAGCTGCAAAGCCTGTATGCTATCACCGAGGACCGTGACTATTTGCTGTCCCTGCTGAGCCGCATTGACGTCAATCAGGGCGTGTCCAGTGTGGACAACGGGATCAGTCAGGAGGTCAGCGTCAAGACCGGCGCGGTGCTGAAGGAGCAGCAGACGGTGCAGCCCATCGTCCACCTGCAGCCCTACCGCACCTTCCTTGAGGTCGAGCAGCCCGCCAGCGACTTTCTGCTGCGCCTTGACAAAGAGGGCCGCCCGGCGCTGTTCGAGGCCGACGGCGGTGCGTGGAAGCTGGAGGCCAAGCGCAACATCGCCGCCTATCTGGGCGAGAAGCTGGCCGATCTGGTGGAGCGCGGCAGTGTGGTGGTGATGATCTGATGCTGAATATCTGTGCATTGCAGGGCCGCCTGGCCCGGGACCCGGAGCTGCGGCAGACCAACACGGGCAAGCAGGTGGCGACGTTCACCCTGGCTGTTGACCGCGGGCGCAAGGACGCCAACGGCAAGAGCGTGGCGGACTGGATTCCCGTCATTGCATGGGAGCGTGCCGCCGAGTTTGCCTATAAATGGCTCACTAAGGGCCAGATGGTAGCGGTGGACGGGCGGCTGCAGAGCCGCACCTACACGGCCAGGGACGGCACCAGCCGCACCGTGCTGGAGGTTGTGGCCAACAACATCAACTTCTGCGGCAGCAAGGCGGACAACGCCGCCCAGGGCTCCCCTGCCCCGGCGGGCCAGCCCCGCGTCACCGGTTCGGCACCGGCCTACAACCAGGGGCCGGGTGACGACTTCGCCATGATCGAGGATGAGGGCGACCTCCCCTTTTAAACGTTGAAAAATTGAAAAATGACCTTGCAGGGATGCGCCGAAAAAAGCGCGGCGCACCCCTGTGTTAAGGTCAGCCGTTTTTAGAAAGGCCAAGCTATGGAAAAACCCGGATTTTACGCTATTCTTCCCTCTCCGGTACGGTATGACAGGCGGCTCAGTGCGTCCGAGAAGGTTTTCTTTGCAGAGATCACCGCCCTGTCCGACCAGTGCGGGTACTGCTACGCCGGCAACGGCTATTTCAGCGAGCTGTACGACACGAGTGACCGCACCGTGCAGCGCTGGGTGAAGCACCTGCAGGAGCTGGGCTATGTGGCCGTGACAAATGTCCGGGACGGTGCCGCAATGCAGCGGCGCATCTCCCCGCTGTCAGATGCAGCGCATGAGGAAGCCCCGGAAACAGAGACCGACAAAAATGTCGGTGAGCGACACCCAGTGTCGGCGGGCGACAAAAATGTCGCACCCACCCCGACAAAAATGTCGCCTACCCCCCGACAAAAATGTCGCCTAGAACAATACAAGAATAACAATACAAGAGAGAACAATACGCGTGCGGGCGCGCGCGCGAGTGTTTCCAATATTTTCCGGGATGCCTTCCCGGGAAATAAACGGCTGACGGAGGCCCTGCTCGCATTTGAGGAGTTCCGGGCCGCGGGCAAGCACCCCCTGACAGCCAACGCCGCCAAGCTGGCCTGCAACAAGCTCAACCAGCTGGCCGACGAGGCGGGCGTGCGTGACCGCTACGGCTACATGGCCGCAGTGCTCGAGCAGAGCATCCTGCGCGGATGGGAGGGGCTGTTCGCCCTGAAGGACGATTTTGTGGATGCCGTCCCCACCCAGCGCCCCGCCAGCACGGAGGATCGCCCGCGGGAGATCGGGCCGGACACTGACATACTTGATTTTTTGTGAGGCTTTTGAATGGAACGTGCAACTATAAGCCGACAGCAGCAGACGCAGCGGGCGTTTCTGGGCGCGGCGCTCATGGACCCGGCCCGCGCACGGGAGTACATCATCAAGCTGGTGCCCGGGATGTTCGACGAGGGCGTGAGCCGCGCGGTGTTCAGCGCGGTGCAGCAGCTCACCATGGCCGGGGAGCCGGTGGACGTCATCACGGTCATCAACCGGGCATCGGCGGGCCGCCCGGCGGATGAGATCAGGCCCGGCGTTGTGGCAATGGCCGAGACCTGCCCCAGCGTCTCCAACGTCGGCAGCTATGCGGCGCAAATACTGGAGGACTACCGCTACTCGCTTTTGCAGGGCGACTTGATGAAGTGCATGGCCAAGGATGCCATGGACAGCGACGGCGTCTGCCGCCAGCTGCGCCGCACGCTGGCGGTGCAGGATGCCATCCGCAGCACCCAGACCGACAGCACGGCCCGGGACTTTGACGCGGTGCTGGATTCCGCGCTGGCCCGGCTGGATGAGCCGGACGACAGCCTGAAACTGGGCTGGCCGGAGCTGGACCGGTACGGCGTCTTTGGTCGGCAGCGCGTCTGCGTTGTGGCCGGGCGGCCCGGGTGCGGCAAGACGGATTTCTCGCTGAATCTGGCGGCCCGGCTCTCGAAGCGGTACAAGGTCTACTACCTCACGCTGGAGGAGACGGCGGAGGCACTGATGGACAGGATCCTGTCCAAGGTTGCGCGCATCGACTCCGGCAAGCTCACCAACAAGAGCCTGGCCCCGCGTGAGCGGGAGATCATCAACAATGCCGCCGCCCGGCTGCGCCAGCATCACAACATGATGCTGGACGCGGACAGCAACCTCACTATTGACGGGCTGGAGGCCAAGCTGATCCAGTACAAGCCCGACATCGCTTTTATCGACCACATCGGCCTGTTAAGCCCCACCGACCCCCGGCAGACCGAGTATCAGCGTATCAGCGAGATCCCCCGGCGGCTGAAAGTAGCCGCCATGAAAATGGGCATCGTCATCGTGGAGCTGTGCCAGATCAACCGCAGCGGCGTGAAGGGCAACGAGGGCCGCTTCTGCAATCTGGAGGACCTGCGCGGCTCTGGCACGATCGAGCAGGACGCCAACAGCGCTATTTTTGTAGAGAACCGCAAGCCCGAGGACAGCACCGAACTGCGCGGCGAGGACGCCTATCAGGATACCGCCGTCATGTACGCCAAGAATCGAGAGGGGCCGACGGGCGTTGTGTCCATGCGATGGCAGCCCCAATACCATCAATGGCAGCCTACCCCGAAAGAGGAATACGAAGAAATCGACCAGATGAACTGGCCGCAATAACACCCGCCGCCCCGGCGGGACAGGAGGATTACTATGATCAGCATTGCAATTATCAACTTGAAGGGCGGCGTCGGGAAATCCGTCACCGCCTGCAACCTGGCAGCCGAGCTGGCCGCCAAGAGCAAGAGCGTTCTGGTGGTGGACCTCGACAAGCAGGGCAACACGAGCAAGTTCTTCGGCGTGGCCGACTACGACAGGCCCTGCGTGTCGTCTGTGCTGCTGGGCGTGGCCATGGTGAGGGACGCCATTGTGGAGACGGCGATCCCGGCGGTTGCCCTTCTCCCCTGCGACATGCGAATGCTCAAGGCAAACCGCGAGATGATTCAGGATACCGGCCCGCGGCAGTTCTACCTACGGAACCGTCTGGAGCCGGTGGAGGGCAAATACGACTACTGCCTGATGGACTGCCCGCCGGATCTGGACATGGGCAGCATCAACGCGCTGACGGCTGCGGACTGGGTGATCATCCCGGTAGACTGCGATGAGTGGGCTTGCGATGGCATGCGGGAGATCATCGACCAGATTGAGCAGGTGCAGATGTACTACAACCCGCACCTCAAGGTGATGGGCGCGCTGATGACAAAGTATCGCCGCACGCGGTACGCGGGCGAGGTCGTTCACCAGCTGAACGAGGCGGGCATTGAGATGCTGCACACCGTTATCCGGTACACGGTCAAGGTCAGCGAGGCTAAGAGCGCGCATGAGCCGTTGCGGGTGTACAAGCCGGACTGCTCGGCAGCGCTGGACTACGGATGCCTGGCAGATGAGGTCGATGAGGCCGTGTCCAAGATGGACACGCACAAGGAGGGCTAAGCGATGAGCAAGGGGTTTTCTATCAATGATATTCTCGGTGCCGGCGCTAAAACCGCCGCCCCGGCGGGTCAGAAAATGCAGGTCGTCATGCTGCCGGCGGCAGACATCGAGCCGAACCCGGAGAACAGCATCTACGAGATCGGGGATGTGTCGATGCTCAAGGCGGACATTGCCGAGCGGGGCCTGCGCAGCCCGCTGGAGGTGCTGCCTGCCAAGGGCGGCAGGTACATGCTGATCGCAGGGCACCGCCGCTGGACGGCCTGCCGGGCCCTGACTGCCGAGGGCGTGGCCGGGTTTGAGGTCCTGCCCTGCGTTATCCGCCAGAGTCAGGGCGAGGATGACGACCTCATCGCGCTGATAACCTCCAACGCCACGGCGCGCGAGCTGACCGACGGTGAGCGGCTGCGCCAGTACCGGGCGCTCAAGCAGGCCCTTGAGCGCAAAAAGGCAGCGGGCGCGCTCGATGGCCGCATCCGTGATGAGATGAGCCGCATCACCGGCGATGGCACCGGCACGCTGGGAAGATTCAACGCGATTCTCAACAATTGCACAGCCGAGGTTGTGGAAATGTTGGAAAAGGGCGAGATCACGATGACGCGGGCCTATGAGTGCAGCAAGCTGTACAAGGTGCAGCAGGCAGAGTACGCCAAAAACAAGTACGCCAGTATGCCGCCCATCACCGATATGGCCCGGCGGGCGGCCATCAAGTATCTGGTCGAGTGCGGTCTGGCCGACCAGTTTAAGAAGCTCGACTATGTTCGCAAGAGCGAATGGAACTACGCTGACAACAGGCTGGATGCCCGAAAGCTGGAGCCGGTGACGCTGGATCTGACTGAGGGCGAGACGGATGCGCTGCTGCGCATTGAACCTGCTGGTTATTACAGCTTTCGCGTGAGGATGCTGGACCCGGCGGATTCAAATGAGGTTATTGCCGAAAGCTCACTCACTACGCGAGATTTGTTCGATGCCGCTAAGCGTCTGTACATCAACAAGGACGATCTGGCGGCGTACAAGGCCGAGGCCAAGGGCAGGCGCGATCAGGAGCGTGCCCGGCAGGAGGAGGCCGGAAAGTGGCAGGCGCTGGCCCGGCAGGAGCTGGAGGCGTTCGACAACTGGCCGCTTGTGACGCGGCTGAAGGACCTGGGCCTGACGATCCGTGAGCGGAAGATGGCAGACGGCGGGCGGCTTATCATTGCCGTGGATGATCTGACGCGCTTTTCCGGCCATGTGGACGGCTTTCAATACCGCGAGTGCTTCGCGGTGCGCCTCGGGCCGAACGGCGAGCGCGCAGGCCGGGACGGAGACATCAATGCGCTGGAATGGTACAAGCGCTGGTATAGCACCGGCGCGGGCATTGAGGGCTACATTGCCGAGGACATCGAGAGGAGCGAGAAGAAGTGAAGTGCATGTACAACCAGAGCAAGCGCGGCCTCAAACTTTTCGATGTCCCGGAGGTGGATACATGAATTACGAGGAAAAGGTTCACTGGCTGCGGCGGTACCGCGATGCGCTGCGGTTGGAAGAAGAACTGCGGCAGGAGCTGGAGGACCAGCGAAGCCGGGCCTGCAAAACCACGGCTGCCCTGACTGGCATGCCGGGCGGGGGTGGAGACGGCCAGGCGCTGCCCCGCGCCGTGGAGAGCATTATCGCCGCGCAGCAGGAATTGCAGGCACAGATCAACCTTTGCGGGGCGACCAGGCGTGAGGTGGTAGCCGTCCTTGACCAGGTTGCCGATGAGCGTGACCACGAGATCTTGCGTCGGCGGTATCTGCTGGGGCAGCGGTTTGAGGAGATTGCGGTAGAGATGTGTTTGGAATATCGGTGGGTGAGGAGAATTCACAAAAAGTGCATTGGCAAAATGGATATTTTAAACAAAGGTTACAACAAATGATTGTGAACATTTACGATGCGTAGTGTGGTATAATAATATTGTACTATACCTATATTTTAAAGCTAGATAGGAGGAAAACTGTATGAATGCCAAACAACTTTCTGCAGATGTTATCACTTACGCAAATCAGTGCGGTTTTCCCATCACCAATTTAAAACTTCAAAAAACACTGTACTACTTGCAGGGATATTATGCTCGCAAGTATGGGGAAGAACTATTTTCAGAGGAAATAGAGCATTGGCCGTATGGACCCGTGATTCCCACTGTCTATTTTGAGTATTGCTCGTTTGGTGCGAACGCAATATCTATTCCTCTTTCAGATGCGCCTTTTTCTGGATGCAGTACAGACGAAAAGAAAGTCCTGAGAATGGTTGTCGATAAGTGTCTTTCTTTGACAGCTCGAAAACTTGTTGAGAAGACTCACATGGAGTGGCCATGGAGGAATACACAGGCTTCTGAGATTATCCCATTTAATGCAATTCTGCATTATTTTAAAGAAAATGATCCTCTTGAAATTTTGGTATAATAGTGGGGAGAATTGTTCGTAGGCGATACTTTCAAAAATGCTCAAGACGAGCATATGACGCAACTGATTAAAGTCCTTGATGAAATAAAAGATTACGCTGTTGACGAATTAGACTCCGCACCATCATCTGATATGGTTTCCGTTTTCTTGGGAAAACTGAAAACTGTATATGACGATGCGAGTTTTCGTCATTCGTATTCTATCATATCAAGTTGCTTAGGAATGTACCAAGCAGACGAGCGTGATTCTATCCCCGTTGTCCTTGCCAGAGTTGTAGATTTGGCCCTGCTTGAGAAGAAAACGCCAGAAGATGCTCGTATTCTAGGCAGTTTGCAAAAGCTCTTAGACCACATAGAATTAGAGTGTTTGCGCCTAAACCGAATGGACGAAATCCGTAATTTGGCCAAAGGTTCCAAGATTCAACAAAAGCAGACCGAAGCTATAACGCAACAAGTAAGCGAAGACACTAAAATTCTCGAATCAAAAGTAAAGGGATTTCATGAGCAATCCATCACAATTTTGGGGATTTTTTCTGCCATTGTCGTTGGATTCATGGCAGAAATATCTCTGTTCATTAAGGGCTTTGAATCATTAACACCGGACAATGTATATGCTTTATTGTTCTATTGTACAGTGGTCGGTATTATTGTTTTTGATACCTTGTTTATGCTGATTTTCTTTGTGGCCAAAATTGCTGGTTTTTCTTTGGCAGTTAGTAAACACACAAAAGATTCTGGCCTTTGGTTATTTAGGACTTTTTTTAATTACCCATACATCTATTGTTTTAATGTACTTGCAATTATAGGGGCCATTCTTTTGTATATTGCTAATTCTGGAAACTGACCCTCGAAAGCCCCCTGTAAAAGTGGTATAATGATACTGTCAAAAGCCGTAAGGAACGAAAAGCTCCTTGCGGCTTTTGTGTTGTTGTCCATAGTGACGCTCCTGGCAGCAGGGGGACTGCGCGGTTGTCTGCCGCGTCGCTGTGTATAAGTCCCCTGCCCGGTTGAGATGCCGGGCTATTTTTATGCCCTTGTAGCTCAATGGCAAGAGCCTGAGGTGTGCCGGTCCAAGTCCGGCCAAGGGCATCTATGAAGCAATCCAAGGCCCGGCGGGCCAGCGTGTCCAATGTGGACACAAAACGCCTGGCTAAGAAAATATACCGGGAGGGGTGCACATGAAATGACCCCCACGAAAAACAACCCCCGCTATGCCAACGGCAATCTGCGGCGCAAGCATAGGGCCAGACTCCGGGCCATGGGGTGCGAGTGCGGCATCTGCCATGGGCGGTTCGGGCCGATTCATTACGATGAGCCGAGCGATGCAGCGCATCCGCTGAGCTTTGTTGTGGATGAAATCAAGCCTGTTGCCAAATGGAAACAGTTTGGTTATCCGTCAGCGCGGGCCGCAGCGGAGGATTGGGACAATCTGCAAGCTGCGCATTACTTTTGCAATGCGCAAAAACGAGACAAAACAGCGAGTTTTTCGCTTGATTTCGGTGCAAAAATGACGAAAATTCCCAAGGTTACGGACGGCAGCTGGTAGGTGGGGAGGGTCCCCCTCCCCCGCCCACGGCGACCCTGCTGCTGTCCAGCGCCGATTTACACACGGGGTGTTTATGAAGCTGAAGAATGTGAAGGGCGGAAGGCTTGAGGAGCTGAAAAACCTGAAGCTGGTGCTGGCGGCGGCAATCGACGGGTACAGCGACCCCAAGGCGCTGCCGCAGCTGGCAAAGCAGTACCGGGAAACGGTACGGGAGATCGAGGAGATAGAGGGAGCGGCGAACAGTGAGGACGAGATCTGTGAAATCCTTGGCGAACGCGCCGCTGATGGGAAGTCAGGAGCCGTCCGAAAGAGTCGCACCTGACTATACCGCCAGCGACGGGCTGGATGCAGCCAAGCTGGTGCGCATCGGCGGGACGGTGCTGGACCCATGGCAGAGCGATATTTTGGACGACTGGCTGGGGCGCACGCCCACGGGTAAGTGGGCCGCGCCCTCCGCGGGCGGCAGCGTGCCGCGCCAGAACGGGAAAAGCCTGCTGATCCAGGCGCGCAGCGAGGCGGGAATGCTTTTGTACAACGAGCAGGTCGTCTACACGGCGCACCTGCAGAAAACCGCCACCGAGACATTTGAGGAGATGCGCGACTTCTTTGAGGGGCCGAAGCTGCGCCGCCATGTGGCCGAGATCAAGACGGCCATCGGGCGCGAGCAGATCATCCTGAAGTCCGGCGCGCGCATCAAATTTCTGGCGCGAACCCGCAACGGCGGACGCGGCCAGCACGGTGACCTGCTGATCTTTGACGAGGCGCAGGAGCTGGACGAGACGCAGCAGGCATCTTTCCTGCCCGCGATCTCGGCAAGCCTGAACCCGCAGACGCTGTATCTGGGGACGCCGCCGGACGAGAACGCCGACGGCACGGTTTTCCGCCGCATCCGCACCGGCGCGCTGGACGGCAGCGCCAAGCGCACGGCATGGTTTGAATACTCCGTCAAGGAGATCGGAGACATCCATGATCCGGCGCGCTGGGCTGCCGCCAACCCGGCGCTGGGGCGGCGCATCCAGCAATCCACCATCGAGGGCGAGGCGGAGAACATGGCCCCGGATACGTTCGCCCGGGAGCGGCTGGGCTGGTGGAGCCCCGTGGTAACGGAAAAGCTGGACTACGCGCTGGACAAGAATGCCTGGGACCGCTGCGCCAGTGATGACGAGAAGCCGGAGGGAAAGACGGCCTACGGCGTGAAGTTCGCGGCGGACGGCTCGGCGGTGTGCCTGTGCGGCGCGGTCATCCCGAAGGACGGCCCGGCGAGGGTATCCCTGATCGAGATGCAACCCACGGGGCGCGGCTTCGGTTGGCTGGCCGACTGGCTGAATGCCCGCTATGACCGCGCCAGCTGCGTAGTCATTGACGGGCGCAACGGTGTGGATGTGCTTGTGGACCGTATCAAGGGAAGCTGGCGGGCCAGGAACTCCGTGATCCGTCCGTCGGCCAAGGATGTGATCGCATCGGTCAGCGCCCTGACCGATGCCGTGAACGAGGGACAGCTGACATGGTACCGCCCGCAGCAGGCGCTGCGTGAAAGTGCCGTGACCAGCATCAAGCGGCCCATCGGCGGCGGGTACGGCTTTGGCGGCGACAACAGTCTGCCGGTGGAGGCATGTGCCCTGGCGTTATGGGGCGCAAAGACCAGCAGACGCGACCCGACCCGGAAGATGCGGATCGGCTAAGAGGAGAACGTGATGATCGCACTGAATTTCGGCACGGTGGCCGGGCTGACGGGGCCGGAGCAAAAGGCCCTGGACGAGCTTGTCCGGGTCTACAGCCTGCATCAAGCCGGCAACGCCGAGAAGGAAAAATACTACGAGGGCCACGTTGCGCTGAAGGACGTGAACCTCGGAATCGCACTGCCGCAGGGCATCCGCAACCTTGAGGTCGGGTGCAGCTGGGGACAGAAGGCCGTGGACGTGCTGGCCGCCCGCAGCATGTTTGACGGCTTTGTGAGCAGCGGCGGCGACAATGCTGTGCTGAACCGGCTGATCGCGGACAACCGGCTGATTGCCGAGTACGGCAAGGCCTGCCGGGATGAGCTGAAGTACGGCTGTGCGTTCGCGACGCTGTCTGCGGATGCGGCCATCGGCTGCAAGATACGGTTCCACTCCCCTGCTACGGCGGCAGCGCTGTGGAGCGGCGAGAAGGGGCGCATTGCCTGCGGGCTGGCGATAATTGACACCGTGCCGGATGAGCATCTGACCGGCGTGTGGCAGCCGCGCGTAGTGAATCTGTACATGGACAATGCCGTGACGGTGCTGCGCCGGAGGCCGGACGGCTGGAATGTCCAGCGACTACCCCACCGCATGGGCCGCCCGCTGATGGAGCCGCTGATCTGGAATGCCACGAGCGGCAAGCCGTTTGGCCGCAGCCGCCTGAAGCGCTCCATCCGCACGCTGATAGACGATTACATCCGCACCGTGGCGAATGCCACGATTGCGCTTGAGTTTGACACGACACCGCAGAAGTATATTCTGGGTGTTACGGATGAGCAGTACGATGTGCTGATCTCGGACAAGTTCAAATCCTACATGGGCAGCCTGATCGCGGCGACGAGCAACCCCGAGACCGGCGAGAACCCGGTGTTTGGGCAGCTGGCGCAGGGCAGCCTGAGCCCACACACAGAGAAGATGCGGATGACGGCGACCCAGTTTGCGGCGGCCACCGGCCTGACGGTGACGGACGTGGGCGTTGTGAACGATGCGAACCCGACCAGCAGTGATGCCATTCTGGCCCAGAGCCAGACGCTGGTGCTGCTGGCCCAGCAGCTGAACACCGGCAACGGCGACGCGCTGCGCACGATTGCCCAGATGGCGCAGGCCATCCTGCGCAACGTGCCGCCCGGTGCGCTGACCGAGGAGGAGCGGAACGTGATGCCGCACTTTAAGAATCCGGCTATGCCCAGCGTAGCCGTGACGGCGGACGCCGCCATTAAGATCGCCACGGCCCGGGAGGAGTTCGCCAGCACGGACACGTTTTTAGAGATGATCGGCTTTGACCAGGCGGACATCCGCCGCATCCGTGCGCAGGAACAGCGGGTGCGCGGACAGCAGGTGCTGATGGAGATGGAAGATGAGGATAACGACGCAGGCATGGGAGACGTACATCCGCAGGCTGGCGCAGCTGAATGAGAAGGCCGCGCAGCTTATGGCGGAGTACCTGGCCGCCCACGGCACCGCCGACACGGAGGCGCTGACCGACTATGCCGCGGCGCTTGTGCAGAAATATGGTGAGGGCAGCGCCGAGCTGGCCTGCCAGATGTATGATGCCATGGCGGCGCTGCAGAATGCCAGGGTGTCCCCTGCCGAGCCTGCGGCACCTGCAAGCCGCCGCGAGGTGGCCCGGATGGTGCAGGCCACCCGGGAAAGCCCGCCGCAGATGCAGCGGGGCGTGAGCCGACTGGTAAAGCGTGCCGGGGCCGACACGACGCTGAAAAACGCGCAGCGGGACGGCGCTGAGTTTGCCTGGGTGCCGCACGGCGACAGCTGCGCCTTTTGCCTGACGCTGGCAAGCCGCGGCTGGCAGCGAGCCAGCCAGGGGGCCATCAAGGGCGGCCACGCAGAGCATATCCACGCAAGCTGCGACTGCGAGTACGCCGTCCGGTTTGATGGGCGCACAAGCGTGGCCGGGTACGACCCGGAGGCTTATCTGGCGCAGTATAACGCTGCGGGCGGCGATATAAACAGGATGCGCAGGGTGAATTACGCCGCCAACAAAGAGCGCATCAATGCCCAGAAGCGGGCGGCGTATGCGGCGAGGGTTGAAAACCAGAAAAAAGATGCTATAATAAAGGCAGATACAGTAGGGTTAGATAATGACCGTTATACGATTGCCGAGCCCAAAATTTCGCAGTATCTGCTGAAGCCTGAAGCTAAGCACGCCGCAGAGTTCTTTGATGCAGGCTATTCCGAGACTGATACCGAACGCCTGAACCGGGATATTTACCAGCAATTCGATGAATCCTTGAAAGTGGACATCCGAATACTGGATGACGGGACGGAAGCATTCAGCATCTTTATGGAACTCGGAACGACAGGCAAGAAGTCATTCCGCACAGTTTGGCAGCGGGAATCCGGCAGTGAAAAGCCGCGTTTTATTACAGCACACAGAGAGGAGAAGAAGCGATGAAGCTGTACGACCATGTGAAAATCAAATCCAGCGGTATCACCGGCGTCATCGTAGATATTTTCGGCGAACGGTTTACCGTAGAATCCGATACCGAACGCGTCCCCGGAGACACGAGCGGTTATCCGGGGCGGTGGCCATTGTTCACCTGCCCGGCCTCCGAATTGGAACTGCTGAAATAAGTTGAAGCCCTACGAACCACGATGCAAACGCACCGTGGTTTTTTCATGCCAATTTTTGGGAGAACATTATGGCAAAAGATGATTACTTTGTTTTGGTCTACAAAATCCTTGCCTATCTGTACACGGTTTTGAAGGAGGGCCGCTCCCCTGATGCAAAGATGCTTCAATATGACAGCACACTGTTGGGGGTAAATGAACCTTACTGGGCCTATATTATGGAAAACCTGCAAGCGCAGGGGTACATTACAGGCTTGACCGTTGTTGCGGCATGGGGCGGAGCAAGGAGCATCTCAAATCTGGAACGATGCCAAATCACGCCGGATGGCATTGCCTACCTGTTTGAAAATAACCTGCTTGCCAAAGCAAAAGAGCTGTTGAAAGATGTAAAGGCCATGACGCCGTTTATCTGAATATGTGAACCACGATGCAAACGCACCGTGGTTTTTTTATGCCCACCCGGGCTGCATGAGGCCGGGGCGGGCAATTTTATTACAAAACTATGCCCGGCACGGCGTTAAACTGTACAGCCAGTGCGGATGCGACCCGCGTGAACAAAGCGCAGGCGGAAAGGACCAGAGATGAAACGCGAAGAAGTAAAAAACAAGATTCCCGGCATCACTGACGAGCAGCTGGACTGGCTGATGGGCGAAAACGGCAGGGACGTCACTGCCGAGAAAACCAAAGCCGCCAACCTGCAGACGCAGGTGAACGACCTGACGACCCAGCTGAACACCGCCAAGGACGGCCTGAAGGCGTTTGAGGGTGTGGATGTGGCTGATTTGAAGGGGCAGATCACCAAGCTGCGGGGCCAGCTGAGTGAGCAGGCGGACTGCTTCGCCTTTGACAGCGCCCTGGACGCTGCCATCCACGATGCCCACGGGCGCGATGTGAAGGCAATCCGCGGGATGTTGGATGTAGCCGCGCTGAAGGCCAGCAAGGACCGCACCAGCGACATCAAGGCTGCGGTGGAGGCGCTTGCCAAGGAAAAGGCATGGGCCTTTGAAGACATTGGCAGCGGTTACCCCAATGTGCCCGATGGCGGCAGTGCCGGTGCCGGAGGCGGTACACCTGCGGCAGATGGTGTGGAGGCAGCCTTCAAGGGGATGAATCCGGGGCTGAATGTGTGACGGCAGGCTGCGGGAGGTCTGCCCTCATCCGGCCCTGCGGGGCCACCTTCCCCCTGAGGGGGAAGGCTTGAGAGAAAGAGAGGTAATTTTTTATGGCACATGCAAATCAGGAACGCTGGAGCAAGCTGGTGGACGCAAAGCTGCGCAATCAGCTGGTGACCCGCGATAATGCAATCTTCAACAGCCGCTACGAGGGCGACCCCAAGAGCGGCAAGGTCAAGATCCCGGTGCGCGACACCGAGGTGGAGGTCAAAGCCTACGACAAGGCCAACGGCATCGACCCGAAGGCCGGTACGACCACCTACCTTGACCTGGACATCGACCACGACGAGGCTGTCAACGAGCTGATCGACGGCTACGATGCCGCCAGCGTGCCGGATGGCATCGTGGCGGATCGTCTGGACAGCGCGGGCTACAGCCAGGCACTGTCCATCGACAAGGCAAGTCTGGAGGCCCTGCAGGGCGCAACGGGCGCAAACATCTGCGCCACCAAGAGCGCCGTGACCGAGGAGAACGCCTACAAGCTGGCGCTGCAGGCCAAGCGCGTGCTGGGCCGTAAGGGCGTGCCCAAGGATGGCCGCTTTATGATCGCATCCCCGGAGTACATGGAGGTGCTGATGCTGGACAGTCATTTCATCAAGCAGGGCGACCTGTCGCAGGAGCTGGTGCAGACCGGCGCGGTGGGCAAGATCGCGGGCTTTGCGGTGTATGAGTCCAACAACATGGACTTTGAGAACGCGACCCGCGTTGCCAGCAAAAAGACCACCACCGACTTCATCTGCGGGCACCCGAACTGGTGCCACCGCGTTATGGAGTGGCAGGTCCCCGTGCACCTGCAGGATCTGAACGGCAGCGGCAAGTACATTGGCGCAAGCGCCGTGCAGGGCCGTAAGGTGTACGGTATCAAGGTATCCAAGCCGCAGACGCTGTTTATCAAGCGTACCGAGGCGGCGACCTAAGGAGGCGCACCATGCGATATGCTACCCTGGCCGATGTGGAGGCCGGCTTCCGCAAGCTGGAGGAGGATGAGCAGCGCCGCTGCCTGGCTTTGCTGGAAGAGGCCGCTACCATAATCGACACATGCAGCGAGAATGCCGCACCGGACCGCAAGCAGCTGGTGAGCTGCCGCATGGTGCGCCGCGTTTTAGGCGACGGAGCCGCGGCCCAGCTGTACCCCATGGGGGCGACCCAGGGGTCTGCGTCCGCGATGGGCTACACCCAGAGCTGGACGATGAGCGGCGGCAGCAGCGGTGAGCTGTATCTGTCAAAGCTGGAGAAGCGGCTGCTGGGTCTGGGCAGCCGCGTGGGGGCACACAGCCCGCTGGAGGATCTGACATGATCCGCGGGGCTGATGTGCTGCTGTACGTCAGGACGAAGGTCGGCGAGGATGAATTCCACGCGCCGGTCTGGCGGGAGACGCCGGTGGTCGTGCACAATGTACTGATCGGAGAGCCGGACGCGGACGCCGTTGTGAGCGAGCTGCAGCTTGCCGGGAAGCGCCTGGCCTATGTGCTGGCGATCCCCAAGGGCGACACCCACGACTGGGACGATGTGACGGTAGAGTTCTTTGGCCGGAAATGGCGCACCTACGGCGGCGTGACCGAGGGCATCGAGGAGCTGCTGCCGCTGGCCTGGAACAAAAAGGTGAAGGTGGAGCGCTATGAATAAAGTGCGTATCAAGCTGCACAGCGCAGGCGTGCGGGCGCTTTTGAAGAGCGCCGAGATGCAGGATGTCCTGAAAGAGCAGGCCGCGGCTGTAGCGGCGCGATGCGGCGACGGCTACGAATACCGCGCCGACTTAGCCCAGAAGCGCGCTGTCGTGGACATCTACCCGGCCACCCCGGACGCCCGACGCGACAACAGCAGGCACAACACGTTGGAGAAGTCACTGAAATGATCGAGACGACAGTTCTGAACTTTTTGAGCGGAAAGCTGCGCGTGCCGGTGCTGGCGGAGGTACCGGAAAAGCCCCCCGGCAGCTTTGCCGTGGTGGAAAAGACCGGCGGCGGACGCAGCACCGGCCTGAAGCAGGCCACTGTGGCCGTGCAGAGCTACGGCGAGACGCTTTTGCAGGCGGCCCGGCTGGATGATGACGTTGTGGAAGCGATGGCCGAGCTGGCAACGCTGACCGGCGTAGGAGCGTGCAGACTGGTCCGTGACTACAATTTCACCGATACGGCGAACAGGCGATACAGATACCAGGCGGTGTTTGAGATCGTGTATTATTAACGGCAGGCGGAGCAAGGTCTGCCCTCATCCGGCCCTGCGGGGCCACCTTCCCCCGAGGGGGGGAAGGCTTAGAGAAAGAGAGATGATTTTTTATGGCAGATGCAAAACTGGTAACGGTCAGCAAGCCGAAGGTCGGCGGTGCGGTATGGCGCGCGCCGCTTGGCACTACGCTGCCCACCGACGCCACAGCGGAGCTGGACAAGGCATTCAAGTCGCTGGGGTACATCAGCGAGGACGGCATGACGAATGCCAACTCCCCCGAGAGCGACAGCATCAAGGCATGGGGCGGCGATACCGTGCACACCTACCAGACCGAGAAGCCGGACACCTTCCAGTTCCAGCTGATCGAGGCGCTGAACGCGGAGGTGCTGAAGGCCGTTTACCGCGACGACAACGTGACCGGCGATCTGGAGACCGGCCTGACGGTGAAGGCCAACGCCAAGGAGCAGCAGGACGCCTGCTGGGTGGTTGAGACCATCCTGAACGGCGATACCGTGAAGCGCGTCGTTGTCCCCTGCGCCAAGATCACCGAGATCGAGGACATCGTCTACAAGGACGATGAGGCGCTGGGCTACGGCGTGACGATCTCGGCTACGCCGGACAGTGCGGGCAACACTCACTATGAGTACCTGAAAAAAGGCGGCGCATGATGTTCACGGGGAAGACAAAGAGCGG